ATTATAGCGGAAGGGGTTAGGAGTGCAACTATCTAATGTTCATGACTATTGCTCTTTCGAGCATTCTCTTCATTTTTAAGTATTTGTAGATTCCAAGGTACATGCAATCCGCATACTATTTCTCCTTTTAAAGGTACAATATGATCGACTACATATTGATCATTTGTAGCATCAGATAGTCGACGCGCAGCTTTATATATTTCTAGTATCTCTTTTCGATATTTAACGGATAACCATGACGGAGTAGCATTTTTCTGTCGTCGTTTCCATGCATTGTCGGATGCCTGCTTACTTATAGGATTGTTCTGTTTCCATCGCTTTCTATATTCTCTACGTTTTTCTATAGGCTGTTTTTTTGCACTAGCTTTTACTTTTTCTTTATTCTTCAAATAATATTTTCGACCGCTTGCTTTAGCTGCTTCAGACTTTGGTTGCGTTTTTCGTTTTTCAATTTGTTTTTTCCAATCCACTTTCATACATTCTATACAGAGACCTTTTGTTTTACGTAGAGCGATATGACCATGCTTGCAAGGTTTACCTGTGAAGTAATATGACGCATTGGTCTGTTTTGCTTCCGATCGAGTTGTGGGATATTCCATAATTGACCTCGTGTAAAGTATTTCGACACTAGTAATTATGGCAGAAAATTGACAAAAAACAAGGATTAAACTGGCGTCATTGAGACAATAAAAAAGGGCTTCCGAAGAAGCCCTTTTCAGTTGGAACCTACTTAAAAATCAAGTAGTTACATCCCTGTGGTTGGTTTTAATGGTGTATTCTATGCACCGGGGCTGCCGTAAATGCTCCTATAATCCGACCAGCCGAAACTATACCTGGTTCGTGCTTTGAATCGTACATTTCCCGTTTCAAAATCCCCTTCAGTACCCGTCTTCATAGCAGTACGTTCGAAGTGTTTGAGACCATCCGGTGCATCAGTCTTTACAAACCAAGCATCGGGATCGGTCAGGTAATGGTTGACATCATAGCCACCAGGAATAGCGCCCTTAGACTTCAGTGCGTTGAGGTCATTATCAGCCGTTGCTACACGGGCGTCAGACTTCAGGATACGTTCTGCAACGAAAGCCAAAGCCGGTGGAATACACAGGCTGGTAGGTTTCAATGCAATACGTAGACCACGCTCGTCAGTCCAGCCAGCGATATCAATGAATGCATTTTCCAATGCGGTTTCATTTAGATCGGTAGCAGTAGACGGCTCGTTAGCTAGATCCCCACCAGTCAACAGTGGATGATCAGTAGTCATCAAGACCTTACCATCACCACCAAGACCACTGGTGAAACCATTGTTAAGAATAGCTGCACCCTTAACATTTTTGGTATGTGCCATGGAACGGGCAAGTGCCTTGGTATACCGAGAAGCCAGCTTGTCATACAAGTTGTCTTCAATAGCTTCTTCAGTCAGTGCAAACGCGAGAGCAATAGTCTCGTGATTATACCGTGCAGTCCAGGCTTCCTGTGCAGTGTCATAAGTAACACCGGCACCTTCACCCTTAGTTACTGCAGCACCGAATCCACCCAGCATGACCTCTTCCTCAAAAGCTCGATCTGAGCTTTCACTATCGAAGATCATAGTAGTTTCATCAGCATACTGACCATATTCCAGTCCGAAGAGCGCGTTAAGACCCGGCTCTAGTTCTTTTACAAGTTGTGCTCGATTGATAGCCATTAGTCAGTCTCCTTAAGACAGATCGCCAGAAGCGGCAGATGGGACTAACTGATGCTCAGAAATCATGACATAAGCTTCAGCATTATCCAATGTTGAGTCATTGCTGGGATCTCCTACGAAGTCCAGCATACGCAACAGTACATCGGTTGCATCAGCAGAATCAATCTCATGTGCAGAACGACCGGTAGAGGTCGAACCACCTGTGGCCAGAAGGTCGAAAGTACTACCAATCTGAGCAACTCCGGAAGCACCGGAGAACTGAGCACGAAAGACGATGTTAGGATCGTCGAACACATAGGCCGTAGCGAATGATCCACTTATGGACTGATCATCAGCCCAGTATTTGGAAAATACGATTTCACCGTTGTCCTTAGTATAGGCGCAGCCCGCAAATACGCCGATGGCAGGAGTAGAAGCTGCACCCATTATAATAGTACCGTCAGTATGTAGGCTGACAATATCACCAGTGAAGATATTTTCACTGTAGTCATCTGCGATTCGATACTCTTTCATACGAATAGTACCGCCGGACAGATGATATGCCGGAGTAAAGCCATTAGGATTATCAGAGTTAGCCATTAGCTATCCCTCCCAAACGTTAGATAAAAACGCATAAGCCTTTAGTCTTCAGTAGACTCCAGACTCGGTTTGTTCTCGGGATTTCCAAAGGTCGTGTGCGACTCTCTTTGGGGTGCTCCGATCGGCATAAGGGGATTACTCTGCTTAGCCAGTTCGTTATCAATTGCGGAGAGCTGATCTTTAGTCTGCCCTTCATAATATCTATTACGTTCTCCCACTGTTTCCAGTGGTATTTTGGCTAGCACTAATCCACCTACACCTACTACACCTGCATAGATTCCATCGTCAATTGAAGGAAGATTCTGACCTTTGACCTCGTCAGGGTGTACAAGCTCGTAACCTTCACGGAAACGTTTACTCATATTGCCCTTATCATCTTTTCCCATCATCTCCATACGGAGCCAACGGTACTTATAACCCGGAGGTGGTACAGGCGTTTCCAACAATGCTGGCGGTGCCCATGGTTTTCTGCGTGTTTCACTGTCACGTTTAGAAGCAGCTCGCGCCGATCTGGTATTTACTGTGGTCATTGTATGTTACCTTTGCTTTTAGCAGGAATGGCTACCTGTACTGGCTATATTAGACGTACTTCGCATACTCTTCAAGTGGTACGCCGAGTCGTTTTGCAATATTCACTTGGGAAGCAGTCAGTTTCACATGCTTCTTTCCTGCTTTACGTACAACTGCATTGGTTGCACCAGGAGTTACAGTCTGTGTAACCTGCTGCTTGGGTGGTGTAAACTTATGTGGAAAGTTCTTACGCATCTGAGAATTAATCTGATTGTAATACTCGTCAGATTCCGGTGCGTAACCATTCTGCACTAAGTCCTGATGGATACCCATAGCCGCAGTAGTCATCACACGATCTTCACCAAACCATTTATTCTTTTCAGCCCAACCTTCCGCCTTAGCATCCGGCTGCGGTTGCTGCTGTTGAGGATAAACCGGTTGCTGCTGCATCGGTGGTTGAGCCTGTGGTTGAGCCTGTGGATATTGCATCTGCGGTCGAACAGGCGGTGGCTGTTGTGCATTACGTTTATAACGATGCTCAGTCTGCTCCGCTGTATTCAACTCTGCAGCATAACGTGCAATATTCCCATTCGCTTCTGTGATCAGACCCGGATCACCTGCTTCATAGGCTTCTTTATACTGCTGCTTAGCAGTCTCAAGCTGTGCTTCGACACGGCCTTTATACTCATTAATAAATACGCCGTCCTGCTGTTGCTGCTGAGTACGGAGTTCATCATTCTCAGTATGGACTTTCTGTGCGTATTCGACTGCAGCTTGTTCACGCCGCTCAGACTCACGCCAGTTATACGTTAGTTTGTTAATACGGCGCTGTACATCGTCGCCGTATTCTTTCAACTCTTCATCAGCTTCAAGATATTCCTTAACCCGCTCTTCAGCCGTCAGCTTGATCCCTTCGTCGTCCGTAGTCGTTGCTGCCAGTTGATCATCAACATTAGGATTTTCGTTATCGAGTGATTCACTCTCGATCTCGATCTCGATCTCGTCGTCAGTCCCAGTATTCAGTATTAGTGTTTCAGTGCTCATGATGCAGCTCCTTCATTCAACTTGTGATCACCACACCAGTCTCTATTTATAACGACAGGATAACCGTTCATCGTCGGTGCATGCTTACGACATCGACCAACGATTTTGCCAGATACTTCCCCCATATAACCTTCAGGCCGTTTCTTTTCGACGAACCACATACAGGTTGAACACAACATGTGTTCGCTGCGATGCTGCCATGGGTCAACAGCTTCGCGTAGTATATTAAGACTAGCTCGCGTAGTATCTGCGTATATTTTGGCCTGTTTTTCTTTTGCTTCCTGTCGTTCCATATACTCCAGACGTTCCTTTTCTGCTAGTTCTGCTGGTTGATTCTTGATTAATTCATCCGTTCGTTCTTGTTGATTGATACTCATCACAGTGTCCCCACGTAGTCTTCCGGGTTACTGATTACGGCCAGAATCTCATCATCGTTCAACAGGCGTAGAGGCAAATTACCTGTCTCACCACCGTTCATCGTGATCTTGGCACCAGCGTAGCGACCGAATAACACGTAGTCACCTTTCTTACACCATGGGCCATCTGGAAACTTTGCCGTATCACCGTAAGCATCCGGACCCATATCCACGACGTAGGCTACAGTCGTTGCCAACTGTTCCTGCTGGATCGTATCACCGGTCAGAATAATACCGCCCTTAGTCTTGGCCTTGAGCGTATAAGGAAGTAACAGGATGCGATATCCCGTTGGTTGGGGGAGTTTGGTTAATTGAGGTTCGAGGATTTCCTCGGAGGTACGCGCATCAAGCGCATCTTGTTTTTCACGTTCTGCAGTAATCGCTTCTTGTGAGTACTTACCCTGTAGTATCAGGTCAGGTACTTTACTATCACTGCCAAACGATTTACGTTGTAAATCACTCATTAGCTTGTTCCACTTTTTTAAGCAGGTCTTCTATTTCACTGACGGCGAGGGCAAGACCTGTAATCTCCCCCGACCGTTGTCGATAATCCGGATAGTCTTTAGCGGCCCCCGTGCCCAGTGCCTGGACCCGAGCCTCCCTGATCTCCTGAAGTCGGTTTTTGAGCCATAGTACTTCGTGCATTTAATATATCTCTCTGCGCATCGGCTTCGAGCTTAGCCCGAGCCTGATCTGCGTTATCACGTAACTGTGCAGCATCCTGCTGTAGTTTTCCTTTCTCAATTCGCTCCTTACTGCCAAGTTCTAACACATCGACTTCATTAGTACTACTAATTTTTAGTCGCTCTGTTGCAGTCTTTGCTTTACCTTGTGCTTCATCAATGTCCAACTGCCGAGTCTGCAGTCTCTCCATTGGGTTCTCAGGCGTCGGTGGGATCAGACGAGGCATGATTTCACGCATTATCTGCGCTTCCAACTTAGCACTATCCACGGGCTGCTGCATCTGCGGTGCACCCGTTTGTCCTTTTTGTGGATTACGAATCTGTTCAGCTGTCATACCACTCTGTAACTTCGCCATCATAGACACATGGCTCATAATGTCCTGTGCCAAATTTGTAGCAAACTCAATATTCTGCTGCATATACGGATGCTCCAGCATCTGCAGGTGCATCTCGATATGTATCTGGTGGTCCATCTCCGGCACTGCTTCCAGTTTCTGGTTCTGCAATACTCTACGATGCTCCTCCAGCGGCGTCAGATTCTCAGGCTGTTTCTCAGGCTTAAGTATGGTCTCGATGTTACTAATACCCATGGCAACATACATACGACGATACGCCTCCCTCAGATTGTGTACCTCGGGTGCCGCTTGCGCCATCTGTAACTGCTGGGTCGCCAGCATGACCCTTTGAGCCATGCTGAAAATATTAGGATCGGACACCGGAACAATATCAACCCGATCGTCAAAATCTTTTTTACCGATCTCTTTATCCGCACCCTTCATCGCGTACGGGTACATCTGCTCTTCAGGCAGTGAGTCCTTAACCACCCGGCCAAGAATCCTGAACTCACAACGCTGTGCGTAGTGCAGTCGCTTATGAATAGCCGACATCACCTTAGTACCACGCTCCAGCATCGCAATCGTCGTACCAACCGGTTGCTGCTGACCACTGGTATCGCCAACCTGCATATCTGCAATAGACGCAAACCGCTGACCGGTCTCCACCAGACTGCCCAACAGCGCAGCCAACACCTGACTCGGCTCCTTATACGGCAGAGGCAACAGGCTATCTCGAAGATTACCTCCAGGTGTATCCACATCCCGCCATTCACCAGGAGCAATGGGTTCGTCATCACCGGCTACGCGCATGCCCTTAGCCTTAAAGCCACCTTGCATATTCGCAAAAGTACCGGCATCGATCAGCTGTCGTAGCAGAGCAGTCGCACTCTGGGTCAGTCCACCAATCATATGAATCAGACCGAACCCGTAAAACCCTAGCCCGGGCAGGAACTTATAATGCGTAAAATGTTCGAGTCTGCGATAGAGCGCATCCCCTTCCGCATAGTTGCCAGTGTTACAATATAAGGCAGGGCAATACCTTCTGGAGACAACAGTCGCTCATGATCCAGCTCTACATGTGCCTCAAAGATCGTATACTCTTCATCATAATCAAACACAGATGGAGATAACCCATACAACTCATCCACTTTTTGTTTGGTTTCATTGGGTGTCGATGGTGACGGCTTGGTCAAATGCGTATCGGCATAGAAGCCCGATGCCTGATATCGCAGTATCTCATTACCACTGAGTGGGAAGTCGTGCACAATACGCGGAGTCGTTTCCAGACTGGTCGTAGAATAGGGCACGGTAATATGATCGGCAGTAATGAACGGACTGGCAGTTCGCTCCTTGATCGTATTAAAATAAGTTTTCTTGAAGGCACTGCCACCGAGTGGGAGGTAAAACAACAACTGATCCATATCCGGATCATACTCAGTCATCACCTCGGTAATCAGATAATTCAGGAAGTCCTGAACCCGAGTCGCCTGCTCCAGCCGCTCTACTGTTTCATCTCCCAGAACCTCAGATAACACCGGGCCACCCGCAGGAAGTAACTCCTTATAAGCCTGCGCCTGGAACTGAATGACCGACTCTGCAAGAATCGGGTGGTGAACACCGCTGGCTCCGGGGAACGGTTCATCGCGTTCCTCCATGTTCATACCCAGCAACTCAAGTCCCTTATTATAAATCGCCTTCCATTCCGATCGGGCCTCATCATCTGCAGTCTGTGCCTCGATGATGGTTCGTGATATCTCATTTAACTCATCGTCCTCAAAATAACCAACCAGATTGGAACTATGAGGTACTTGGTCCATAGGAGGTAATTCATCCTCCATCGTAGGATCATCTCCAATTACCGCGCTACCATCCTCCATCTCATAAACATTATCCGCCGTAAATCCGTCCACTGAGGGTATGTCTATCTCTACATCGTCCGTCATTGGATCAACGAGGGAAGCATCGTAATAGGTTTTGTCTATGGCCATGAGTTGGTCTCAGTTGGTTGGTCTTGGTGCATCTACTATTTATGCATCTAATAGTAGGCCATACGCCGACGAGGTACAAACTCTTCATCCTCATCACTCTGCAGCGTAATGAACCCACCCTGTCTGAATCGTATCAGTGCCTGTGTCGTACTATCCACTTGATCGTCATGACTATTATGTACTAGTACACCATTAGCGTAGTATACCGGGTTAGTTTCTACCCGCAGGTTGTATACTCTTTCCTTACGATTAGTTCGAACCACTCGCCTTACGACTTTCCCGATAGAACCGGGCACTGCATTTTTTGGAACAACTGCGGGACCTACTGTTTCGTGCGGTATATTCTTTTCCACAGCAGTTACAGATTCGCACCCTGATGTACGGCTGTTTTTCATATCGCTGTTCATGCCGTTCTTTTTCGTATCGTTGATTATAAATTGTACGGCATTCTTTAGAGCAGCATTTAGTTTCTTTCCTGTTTGTTTCAAAGCTCTTACCGCATATTGTACAGGTACAGAGTACGGACCCAATGCGATGCGAAGCTTGTTGACACTCCAAACTACAGAACTTAGCCCGATCAATTTGATGTGAGTAAAAGAGCGCAGCACAGTGCGCGCACTTGTATTCTGTTTTAGGAATGATGGTATATTTTCGATTCTGCCGTGCCCATTCTCGCTTATACACTGCCTGAGGACTGGCATCCAAGCTGCAGTGTGCAGCACCATGCTCTCCTGTTGTGCATAATTCAAGGTTGGATATTTCATTATTGCTGACGTTATGGTCCCTATGATGGACGATATACCCCGTTGGAATTGCGCCATGGCTGTCCGTCCATATCCGACGATGGAGTGCTTCATTAATTCCATCTCGTCGTCCATAGAAATATCGTCGTAGGGATCGAGATTTCCCATCAGGGTATCGATGGTAGTTAACTCCTCGATACTGTACTGTTTCCACTGACACAATTTATCTCCTGCTTGTAACTCTGACAAAGCAACAAATGTTTCTTTCGCAGGGATATAAACGGGATGATCCTTTGTGCCTTCTAACCGACTACCATCTGTAAATTCAACCCGGTAAATCCGTTCAGCATCGCCGGTTGGTCCACAGAACAGTACTCTACACGAACCGGTAGGCGTTTTTACCCGATCTCCCTGCTTGATATCAATTATAACCCGTTCCGTATTATCGTCAAGTGCTATATAGGTTGCTGCGGTAAAACAGCCAGCCGGGAACTGATGACACTCCTCAATCAGATCATCTGCCCACTCCGTACGTGGTGCCCAGATGAACCCACTGGCAAACAGATCCGTAATACTATGCACCCGGGTCAACTTATCATTCCCCTTGGTCGGCGTGAATGTCTGTACCGGTATCCCCATACGTCTCATCTCATGGGCCAGTGGTAGACCGGTCGCTTTCGCCTCAATAATCGTTGAGTCAGGTAACCAGTATCGATGCAGCTCATAACCCTTCGCCTTAAGATGGGGGAAGTCCCAGCGACCCTTTACCCGATCTAACAGGATCAGATGCGCTTCCTCTCCGGTGAAGTCATTGCCCTTAACCTTTTCACCCGCCACATTTACATAATGCTCACTCAGGTCTCCATCGGGATAAAACAATCCCCACGTAGTGATTACACTGTAATCCGCCTGTTCACTCTTACTATATGCCGTATCGTAACTCTGTATCGTATACGTACACTTAGGCGGTGAATCATTCTCCCACCTGTTCCAATACTGACGCTTGAGAATCGCCCCCTCCTCTGTCGTCGGATTCTGCTGATACAGTGCATCCCAATCCCTCGGTATCAGAGATTTCTTAATGCTTAGCAAAGCCTTTAAGTCATATCGCTCAGGATGTAGCGCTTCTCCCGCCTTACGATATTTTTCATCATGTACTGCGATAGCAGGATAAACGACGATCTCCCATTGATCTTTCCCTTGCTTCATTGCTTTGATTAATCGACCTCCCAAATCATCTATGTGCCATCTGGTAAGAATGACCAATACGCCCGCTCCAGGAGCTAAGCGAGTATAAGCCGTAGAACTATACCAATCCCAAACTTTTTCACGATTAAGGGCACTTTCTGCGTCCTCCCTGTTACGAACGGGGTCGTCTATAATCAGACAATTAATCGAGAGGATGCAGAATTGAAAGAAGGAATCAGAGTCAAGTATATCTTCAGGTCCAACCAAGAAGTTACCCGACTCTGTTTGTAGATCAACTACGTACTTGCCACTTCCACGAAGACCTGTCTTAATGCTACTTGCGCTGCACCCACCATCTTGTGATATGACTTGTGGCACGTCTTGCACAGTAGCACCATGTTCTTCATTTCGTTGCGCTCCGCATCGTGATCTATATGATGAGTATCCATCCGCGCTGGTGATTGTGCGCACATAGCGCAACGACCTTTTTGCTTTCCCCTCACCTCTGCTTTCAATCGGAGATAGGCTCCATTGTAAGCTGGATCTACTGCACTTTTCCGGGAAGCAATATAGCAAGCATGTGTGCAAAATTTTTGATGCGTAGGTGTCCCACAATGTGTACAAGGATGTTGTTCTTTGGTTTTTACCCGTATAAACCCTTTTGATTTTTTGAAAGCGTGGTAACAATCCCGACCACAAAAATGATGTTTTTGGCCATTGTTTAAATGTTTGTTCATCTCTCCCTGTTGCTTGAGGAAAGACTTTTGGCAATTTGTGCAGGATACTTGAGTGTGTGCACTCATTTCTTCCTTCCTGAAACAAACCATGCACGTCTTTGCATGGGGTGCTTTTTTTCCTTTGCATATTGGGCAAACGCGGTTGGTACTTCTGAGCACTGCAACGTTGGCGCATTTTGCGCTGCAGTATTTGACTTTGTATCCCCTCTTTATTGTTTTTCGTACGTCGGAAATGCGAATCGAAGAAACTTTGCTGCACTTGGGGCAAATTAAATTTAATCGCGTTGCCGACATTGGCATTTTCCATTTGGTCTGCCCTGACATAACCAACTCCCTTTTCAAAGAGTTGATGCGATGCTGTCGTTCGGATACCGCAGTTATTAATAATTCTCTCGTTGCTAAGACTGGCGGAGACTGCTCGCACTCTTGTCCAAACTCTTTCGTTCGTTCTATGGTCATAACTTAATACCTCATCGTTAACTTTTACATCTTGAATGGGTATTATACCATTACGGGTGCAAATAGTGCAATATGGTATTACGCAATGTGCACCACGGCCCGTGATTCCGGTTCCTACGCCTGATGCCAAAAATCCACCATCTTGGGTCGTTAGCCAGTTTTCAGTGCTCTGACTATCTTTTACCAATTCAGTATCAGGAAATACGGCGTGGTACTTGGGATCACGCAAGGTTGTTCGTACCTTGCGTGAAAAAGACATGGCTAACGACGAAGAATAACTACAAGAGATGATCTCTTTAGTTGGGTTACGTCCCAAGAACCACGCTGGAAAATCTATGCTGGCTAGCTGAGATTTTCCAGCGCGCGGCGGAAGAAATAGCATCAATCTCGGACTTTTTCGATCTATTACGTCTTTCTCAAACTGCTCCAGTTTCTGGCAAATCTCCTGATGCACCCAGCCTGCCTCATAGTCCACCACATTCCGGTGAACAAACGGAAGCAGACGTCTTCGACACAACGCCCGGTTAGCCAGCTCCTGGCGTATCTTCTGTGTATTTTGATCGATGATATCTGACATCAGAACGGCATTGTTTCACGTATGACGGGTGCGGTATCTATCGGGAAGTGGTCTCTGGTAAATTCCTTAATGCGGTCATCTATTGCATCCATTTGTTTAATCAACAATGCATCCTTTTTATTCAACTTTGCTATATCCTTGGTTATAGCTTTAAATTTTTTACCATCAAAGTTTCGAAATCCATCCTGTATCTCATACATATACTCCAGATCACGATCGTTTTCCGTCATACGACTACCGGCTTTATTCTGACGACTGACCAGATCAGCATACTCTTTCGCTCTCTGTTCTGTCTTATTCGCTTTACGAATAGCTGCAGTCTCCAACTTAGCCGTCGGTACTATCCCCCTCAACTCATGCTGCGCTGCACGCACCGCATTCTGATTTTTCTCCATGCCTTTACGATAAAACTCTCCTGCTTCACCTTTCCATTGTGGCAAATAGTTCTCTCGTACCTGTTGCTGAATCATATTCCTCCGTGTCAGTTCATCCAACTCACTGACCCGGGCGATCTGTTTTCCAGACAATCCCTTCCCTTTCGCCGCCATTTTACGCACGATCGGCGCAGTTATCCCCGCAGTCGTTGCTGCTGCAGTACCTATTGCCGTCTGCTTCATGAACTTACGTCTGGATGGATCGATGGGCGCGTTAGATACAGACTGTCTAACATGTGTGGGCTTAACCCCCTGTTTAACACGCTGTAAAACACTTCCTGTTTTTGTTACGGCTTTCTTCCCTCCACGCAGTGCTTTGCCTGCTAATCCTGCAGGGATTAACACATCGCTCATCTCTCCACCGAACAGAGCAGCACTTGCGATCGGCGTTGTCGCCTCCTTACTACGATCTGCACCAGCAATCCGATCCACCTGCTTACTCAGTGACTCTACCTGCTCATAGCCTGGACCCATGCTGGATGTCAGATAATCCGGCGACGCCATACGCAACAACTCAGCATAATCCCCCGGTATACGTTTCACACCCTCGACAAACATCTCACCCGCATTACCCATCGGATCATATCCAGGGTCCAGGTACGGCGAAGATGGCTGAGACGTCTGATGCTGCATACCCCGTTGTCGATCCTGTGCATTACGGACCTCACTAATCACTTCAGGATCAGGCAGACTGCGTTGTTTATTTCTCAACTTATCAAGTAGACTAAACTCACTCATTACTCATCCCCACGTATACGCTCTAACACATTACTCCTGGCACGTCGTAACTCCTCCTTCGTTATATCACTCTGTGGATCAACGTGAGGTATCCCCATCTTATACTTCTTAATAATCGCAGTAGATAGATCAAACGGCTGCCTCAGATAATCCTGATGTCGCGCCTGTTGCTCATTCGCTTTACTCACTGCATGTGACCCTTCGTGCAGTCCAATAGCCAGTTTCTCCTTGGGATTTTCACGACGCTGCAATGCTGCCATACTCACATGGGGCTGACCCCGTTCCGTATAACCACCCACCCGGGTCTGCACCGCCTCAGATACCGGCTGGTACACATTCAATGTTTTCTTCTGACTACTACCGAATGGCACATCCATATTATGTGCGACATGCTCCCTATAAACATCATCCAGCTCACGAATATGACTCTCTGGATAGTACTCATCATACTTTTCATCATACCCATACTGCAGTAAATCCAACATGCGACTTTTCGCATCCGTATTTCCCTGCATCATCGTCTGGAATTTCTCAGGATACGCCTGTGCAATTTCACGTAACAGCTCCGCCCTGTCCTCTCCCTGAAGATAAACCGACACATTAGTTACCGCCGCATCAAACAACTGCTGATGTCGACTATCCAGGTTATCTAACAACTTATACTGAAAAGTTTCGCTTCCCATCCGCTTTCGGAGTATGGACTCTATCTGTTTATTCTTAATCTCCATTAGATCTTTCCCTCAACCAACACGACTGGGCTATGCGTCGATACAATCTCTGCTGACTTATGCGTCGATACAATCTCTGCTGACTTATGCGTCGATACAATCTCCGCATCCTCAATACTGTCTGCGGTTATCCGTGGGGTACTGAACAAATTCTGATTCCCACCGGACAACTTAAGCAACTCCTCATCACTCATCACTTCGAGCTTCTGCACGTGCTGCTCTATATTAATAGTAAGACTTGGCGCTTTCACATCGTACAGACCATTAATCTTTCCTATCTCCTTCAAACACATTATCTCTTCTGCACTATTCATGCTCTTACGATGTGACTCCAGCATCAACTGGGTCAACTGCGACTTCGAAATATTTAATTCTCCGTCTTCGGGCAGAGGCGTGCGATCATTAAGATGATTTACTACAAGTTGTTTAGCAGTCATAAGTTCACTCATGAGTATCGTAAGTCCACACTGCAGGTCGATGTCTAACATTCGGAATTGACAGGGCTGTATCAGCATGTAACTGATATTGTCCTTTAGCATTTTTAACACCGATCCCTGTAAACCCGTACGCCAAAGCCAACTGAATAAATCGTGGGTAGTGCACCGGACTAAGATTTGGATCTATCGCCTTACCCTCCGTATGCGCACTATAATGTGTCTCATTATACTGCGTACAGCGATACCCTCCACCATCCACTGGCTTGAACGGAACTCTGAGCGCCGTTCTTACTGCTTGGAGTCTATTAATAAAATCTGGGTCCATATCGACTTTGCCGCAACACGGACAAGTAAATTCTTGGGCATTAAAATCTCTACTTAAGTCTCCCACGATAGGGTGCTCCTGTGAGGTTCGTACTACGAGTTTAGTCTTTCAGTTCTGAAATTTCAAAATTTTAAAAATATTTTCGGGTTTGGACTTTCAAATAAATTCTGAGCTATAGGTGGCTCGGATAGACTATATACCATACTAAGGAGTCCCAGCTCCAGTTAGGGGGCAAGCCCCTAACCGAAGGCTGTGCCACCTTAGTACGGAGTTCTTCGTCCTCCGGACTTAGAACAAAGAACTCTCTGCATTCACCTTCCGGTTCATACTATATAGTATGTACTGCGTACATCCTGCGTTGAACGCTACCTTCGGTACGCGCCTGTTCCTATGTGCTCTGCGCACGCGCCTGTTTAGATAGACGGGTTGGATTAACACGGGCACAACACTCAGTTCTTAGATCAAAGTACTCTATACGTACCATAAGCTGCATTAATGATACGTATTGTATCCATAGTGCGAAGTTCTTCGCAGTTATTGTTAAGCTCTAACCCACTGGTAGTAGGACCTGCGATCATATTGCGAAGTTCTTCGCACTAAGTAGTGAGTGTTAGGAGTGAGGTGATTAGTAATATGATCAATACTAACTATGACATATGTCAGATAGTTTAGTGATATATAGTAGTTAACTCCGCTTGCTACCACTACTGATGGTCTCGCATGAACCATTGGAGCAACGTACCTCCCACATCATCATATGAAGTCCCAGTATACCGCTGAGGGATGGTGTCAAGGGCCGTCAATTCTTTTCTTTATTCTGCGCTTTTACACCGACTGAAACCCTTACCCCGTCGCAGCATATCAACCTCCATTGTCTACAGTGTACGCACAATAAAGAAAACAATGGACTCAACAACTCCCTTGACCCTTACTACCACCGTTCACTGCAATTAGCAGCGGTCTACTAGGACATCACATCCTGATGGACGTGATAAAGAAGTACTTAATTTAACCTAAAAGGAAACATCATGAACATCACCACTGAAAATACTACCATTGAAATCAAACCCACGCTGGATTTCGCCCTCCTCCCTACCGAGCTTGATGCAATCCGTTTCAGCATCACCAGCATGGTAAGCTGGAACGTAACCAAAGCAGCACTGGCTGCAGTTCGAGAACTGCCCCTGGAAGTTGAAGACCCTACCATTGATACCTTCAACGACTTCATGGCAGAGTTAGACGCAGCCGCTGCATCCACGGATTTCTTTAGCAAAACGGGTCAGGCTCCACGCGCAAGCAATAAAGAAAGACTGGAAGCATGGCTTGGATTTGCCGACATCAACAAGCTTCAGCTCGATACCATCAACAATCTCAAGTTCCTGATGAGTAGTACCGAGAACAATCGGTACAGTAACGAAGAAATCGAGCAGTTAGCTAAGGCAACGACAGTCGCAGAAGGCACCGTGTTCCGGGCGAACGAAACCGAGGTGAAAGAAAATCAAGAGGCCTTACGTAAGCAGAGCATCGACACTATCAACTTACTCTCCACTTGCAATCTAACTTTCGAAACCGAGGCAATAGAAACCGAGTTGAAAGAAACCATCCTGAACGCTTGTCGATCAAGTCGTAAAGGTATCGGCAAACGTCGCGGTTCTTTCGCAGATAAGATGGCAGATTTGACCATCATCAAGACCATCGAAGATCGGTTCTGATCTAACTTGGGAGGGTAACCGAAAGGTTACTCTCCCTTTTTTTACATCTGAAAAGGAAGAGTTGACAACTACGTCACCTCTAATTATATGATTCGTTAGCTTCGCTACACTTTAACACCCCGATTCGCAAGCTCATCAACGAAGAGGGACGACTTAATCCCAGGTCATTTCAGGCCTGGATACCCCGAAAGTAACAGGGAGAACGGCATGGAGTTTAACACGTGGTTAGAATTATTTCGTAATGATATCAACAACTCAGTGGCTACCTCTGGTACTACCAATGTTGATTCATTCATCGAACAAATGTATATGGACTACCTCGATTCTCAATTCTGTATTACTGAATACGACGAGATAGAAACAGTGGTCACCTATCATTTATGAAGGCCCATTACCTGTGCAATAAACTTCAATGCATTGATCTGATCACGTACAGTATCTGCATTCTCATATGCTTTTAATGCCTTACTTGCCAAAGCATGTGCATTCAATTCCTGCTCCATAGCCCATTCCTTTGTAGCTATCTTTAACAAATACATAACAGCCTCTCCCGTTGCAATCCGTCGCATTAAAGACTGTTGATTACGTTTATCGTAGTTATCTATTGAGGCATAACCTGCATAATCATACGCAGTCTTCCGATCTCCACATTCAATATACTTCTTTGCAAACGCAAACTCTTTGGGCGTCGGAGGCACCTTGCCATATTTTACAAAGGCTTCGTGATAATAATCCAATCCTTCTAGCAACATAAGCAGAGATTATCATGTCTATTGATACACTGACAGCGGCACAAATACATACTCATTTACTTCGTATCGCTACATCACTCAATTCTAAAGCCAAAACAACCCCTCATACCTTACGTCAACTGTCTCTATTATCTGACCTCATCGAGCAAAATGCCCATGTCAAACAAGATACCAGCAGCGATTAGACACCAACTCTGCGGACATATCCTTAAAATCATCGACCAAGTTGATCCTCTATCCTATAGGGCGCCCGCAATGTTAACCGCCATCGATGACTTATCTTCATTCATCGCCGAGAATACAAATGAGCAAGAAACAAAAGAAAAAGATTCACATTGAAGATGAGATCACGCAACAGTTACGTGAACTCACCCGCACTGACACCCGCGACCCTATTCAAATGCCCCGCGAGTTCGTCTGGGCTATCGCAGCAGGTGGTCTCGCCATCATTGTAACAGCGTGGCCCGCTCTCATTCTTGGTGCTGTACTCGGTGCCATGGGTATGCTCAAACTAGGATGTAAACGTAATGAAAATAACCATCGAGATACCTAACGATACCTGGGACGAAATCAAAGAACATGGGATTAATCGACAATCTGTTGCGAAACTAATTCGTACTGATCTACGCTCGGCTA